AAGTTCTGGTCGCCAATATATAATTGAAAATATAACTCACATTACAAATCAAAATGTAATTCATTCTAGTCGTTTCATAAGCTAGGTAAATAATGTAAAAGGCGTTTATTAAAATAACGTCAATCCTGTAAACAGACTGATCGTCCAAATAAATATCAACACTAATAACCATCCAGGGATACTGTTGTTGTTTTCCATAATACTATAAACAAAGAATAAAACCCTATTTTAACGTGATTACAAACCTTTTTTTTGATCATACATAATCATTATACTCACTTTGTGACATCAACTGCTCGCCACATCCAGGACACACATAATTTCATTTCTTTCAAAACTCCTTTATAGTGTATTTTTGTGTATTACACTCAGAACATTTATATCACTCCACATCATTACAAGTACAGTATTCACAATTACATTCATGTCCCATCTCTATAATATGCGGAGTGTTTTCAGCGATAGCCACAATAATATCAGGATCTCAAAATTTTAACATCTATTTTTTTTATCTGATAAAATACCTCGTTCAAACCAAATCCATAAACTTTTTATCGTTTTCCATATAATCCGCCACCGTGTATCATGATCGACAGTCTGAGTCATAACAGCTCCCGTATCAAGTACCATTTACCTCGCTTGGATTATACTTCACACATTCTTCTCGTCATGGATTCATAAAAACGAGATCCTCAGAACGATCATAATATTTTATTTGATCTCTACCATAACAAATAGTGTAGACGAGTTTATTTTCTGTTTTAGCGTTTTTTATATATCTTATCCCAAAAAACATAGATATGAAAATTATAGCAACCATTATCATTATCGGCACTATATAGATCGATCATCTAACAAACATATTCCTATATCTACTAGGTTTTTTCTGTTCCGGTACCTCTCATATCAACTCAATTATCGGTTCAGGTACAACCCTCTTTTTTTCATATTCATTCTTTCTTTGGAACGCAAATACTTTCATACTAGTTTCATAAAAAATAAATCTTGTTTCAGATATACTTATAAAGAAAAAATATTTAATTGCAAGTGGTTTTTATTTATTTATTATTCGTTGTTCGAACTTATCATAATCGAAAGTTGAAAGATCGTTATAATATCTATTATATCTATTTTCTACGATAATTTTTCTTTTGTATGGTGATAATAATTTTTCATCATGTCCCAAAAATAATGTAACAATTTTTCTTCTCATAGAAAATCTTAATCTAGGATATTTCTTTTTCAATATCTTAACTATACTATCACATAATTTTTCACATTTTATTATGATAGCCATTTTCTTGTCTGTTCCCATTTTTTTATAAAAAAAATATAAATACGTAGTATATACGTATCTATATATATTTTACAAGTGATTATTGGTTCTTCAAATATCTTATTGATTCCCTATAATCCTCAGTGATTATTTTCCTGTTCTCGATATATTCTCTCTCCAATTGTAGGTTCTCGAATATTTTTTCACATCTCCATACCCCAGCCCAAAAACTAGTATCGTATGGTTGTATTCTTATAGCGTTATCACCAGTTCAACTTCATGAGTTTTTTCATGATCAGTTCTGTTCTAACACATATATTTTTCAGTCCACATAACGATCAACGATCCCTATATGTCAGTATTTTCATTTACTGGAAACGATAATATCTCATTGCATAAGATCTTCGGTACCTTTGATCTGCATCCGATTTTTATCGAAAAGTTTATATGTGTTATTTCGTACTTGTTTAGCGCTTCATGATTTAGTTATTCTTTTTCCGATAACTTTATCCATATAATCTTTGAAGAGATCTATACACTGATATCAAAGTCATTTATCAAAATCAACTTTTTTTTCTATCACGGAATCTTTGTAATTTACATAAGGTCTATTGCTCATAATGTTTTTTTTATCGATTAAAATATGACGGTATTACAACACAAATCACTGATAACACAACTATAAGGACTACAGTCCAAAACCCTCGATCATATCTATCCAATCTATCTATGACGAATAAATACTATTGAGATTTATTACGATCTCTAATAGCTTTGAGTATCCCCTCTAATATTGTTTTAGCCATACCTGCAGCCAACACTATTAGTGTTGATTTCCAGTCAGTCCATACATCGGTAGTAAGTCCAGTAATAAGGAATGTGATGATACCAGCATAGAATGTGAATATCGCTCACTCGATAATCCTTCCCATAGAACTAGAGATAACACCAGCATCAATAAGCGGTTTGATCCATGATAGATCAACGAAATTTCTACGGATCCATAACAGAATGTTTATCATGATATTTCGGTAAATTATAAAAACTAATTATTGTTTTTTTAGGTAATCTTTGATCCATGATACATCGTTCTTTATAACTTTAGTATCAGCTTTCAGTTCCTCTATAATAGGTGCTGTTTGTTCTTTCCGCTCTTTTATTCATTGAAACTGTTCAGCGTTGACCGCAAAACTTCAGATTCATTTTATGAGCCATGTAACAATCGCGATTATCGCTACCACACTAGATATGATACTGGTCCACGCTAATTTCTTTGAGTGTTTCTCCATCACCTATATTTAGTTATAAAACTATCTTGAATCAACCATCCAATTTATATTTTGGAATATCAAAGTATCATTTGAACCTACTACATAGACATAAATTTCAAAGTAGTCACCTTGATTTACATCATCAAGATACACGTTAGTTGACCAGTTGAATGCTCTAGCGTTTTGGTCTAAGAATACATCCATATTACCATATTGTGTTCCAGTCATTCCATTCTTCACTATCGCTACTTCTATATTAGATTGCGATGTTGATGTCGTAATCGAACCATCTATCCACATCTGTACTGATTTCTCGTGACTAGACAAGAATGTTAGTCTACCTGTACTTGTCATATCTCGTTTTTTTGAATATGATTTAGTAAGCGTATATTGAGCAGGTGCCCACACTTGTGTTGTATATGTAGCTGAAGTACCACCTGACGATACACAATATTTTCCATGTGGTCTATAATCTTCGATACCGATATTACCGTATATCTCTATATCAGCATCCCTTGCGAGAGTAAAATCAAATCCTGATAATATAGTAGCGTTAGCTTCTGTAACGAAATTGTTGTTAAAGATAGCAATGTTAGAGTAATTAGTATATGTTGTAGGATAATAAGCGATTCCAACCTGTCCTGAATAGATAGTATATTTATCATGTTCTGACGAAAAGAACTGTCATGATCCTGCATATAATGCTACATTCTCTTGTTGGTTATCATAATCAGTATTTGCTGAACGATAACTACCACCAGAGATAAATGTACCATAATCAGTGTTGTCGAATATTACGGAGTTGAATACCCGCATATCAGAGTCCGCTAATTGTGAGATACCGTTAGTGAATTGTTGGATCCCAATATTCTGAAGCTGGATAAAATCACCACCTGTTGCTGTAACTTGCACCCCATCAGAAGCCAATCATTGACCGTTCATCATAAGGTTCGTAATCTCTACTGGTGAATTGATAATAAACATCGGTCAAGACATAGCACCAGTAGCTACCAACGAAGTAACCTCGAATCATAATCATCTGATAGCGATAGGTTTTACGTGGTCGATAGTAATAGTTTCGGTTAGGTCATTATGTCAACCATCAAGCAATATCTCTCGTTTGTTGTCGCCACCAGAGGCGTTGATCCAATCAACAGCTGATTTTAGTGTTGTATATGTTTGTCCGCTACCTACGGTTATCCTATATTGTAGTTTGTTAGAGAACACTCATCGGTTTGTGATACATGATCATCCAACACATAAACTATCAATAACGGTAAACCCAGCATAAGTTACACTTAACGCTGTGATGATTCATAGGATGTAGGTTAATAGTTTTTTCATGTGGCTAATGAGAACGGAATAAAGCTCTATATACGTATGGCTGGAACACTATATCGCTACCAGACATCGTGTATACGTGGAATAGGTCGTTAAGATATATGTTACTACCTGTAAATGATACCGTCGTTCAGTTATAATTTATTGTGATAGGTGTCGCTGGAGCTGGATTAAGTGGATTAGTTCACGAAAAAACTAACTGATATGGTCACGAAGCAGTAGTTAATATAAACTTTAATGTATAATCATTAAAATTTCTAAATCATCAAAATGACATAAAAAATCAACTTCAATATATTACTGGTTCGTTATAATATTGTGCAACACATCATCAAACAGAATACATAGCAATAACATAATTTCATGGTAATAATCAATTAGCGTTTATTGTTTGTAAACTTCAAGTAACAGGTATAGAAAATGTTCCTGTATATAATACAACGTAATCGCTTATGGTGGTATCATATTTATATAAATACCAAGTATCACAAGTATTTCAATCAGATTGACGTATCTGATATAAATCTATCGTATTTGGGTAATTTCATAATATAGTAAAATAATGTGAAGCTAATTTTGTATTTCCAATAGTTAAAGCAGAATTAGGTGTATAAGGAGTAAAATCCCAAGTATCGGCAAAACTCACCCCAAAAAAGAGTAACAACGGTAACAATATAAGTATCAATTTTTTCATAATCAAATAATGTTATGGTGTAAAATTTCATTTCTCAACCCACGCTCAACCAGTATATAATTGGAATGATAAGTTGCTTCATGATAATGTTATCTGTCGTTTGACAGCACCTGATAACACGTACGCTCATGTAGTGATCACATCACCTAGGTTCTGTGCTGATGCTTCAAGATAATCTGCTACCGCTTTCGTTGTAGGTATATAACTATTTGATCATGGGTATGTGAACGATGTCGCTTTCTCTGAATTAGATATATATGATTGTTCTACCCGATTTCATCATGTGTATGTTTGTAACGATACCTGTGTTCCTGAGATCCCTATTCTACCAAATACCGCACCTCATGTGATATAGTAATGACCTGATACTATTGCATCACCTATATCATAAGCGTATCATGAAAAATATTCTACTAATGCTTGTTCGCTAGGTACTAGTGTATCTACTCATGGTTCTGTTACCGATGTTGTTATCACTCATCCTGTAAGGAATCATGCTAATGCTCAACCTGTGATGTATATATTACCACTCATATCATATAACGGTACTAACGAATAATTAGCTCATGATTCACCTACTTTAAGATAGCAGGTACCACCGATAGCTTCAGTACCAGAAAGCGATGTTCATGAACAGAACTGGGTTGGTGGTAACGTGATAGGTTTATTGTTTTTAGAGAATGATGTCCAGCTATATGATAACGCAAAAACTGATGCGAATCATAACGCTATCATAACTCATAGTATAAATCATTTCAATCTTTTCATGAGAATTTTTTTATATGGTTAAAGATCGTGTCTAAAGAATACACGATAATATGGTTGGAAGTTGAATACTAAGCTAGAACCTGATAACGTATATGAGTTAAAGAAACCGTTGATCCGGATATCTGGATCTGTGGTTTGTATGGTTGTTCAGTTATAGTGGATTGTGGTAGGTGGAGCGGTAGTAATACGAGGATCAGTTCAAGAGAAAACATACGTAAAAACTCAATCCCTATATGATGAAGAGTTAGGGTGAAGATTTGCACGTTCCCAAGTACCATAAAGAACATTCAAAAATCAAGAATAATATCAATAAGCACTTGAATTAGAACGAGGTAAAGAACAATAATTATACGAAGATTCAGAAAGATGAAAAATAATAGAATATAATTTTCAAGGTTCTAAATCATAATCAATGATAGTTGCTGTTTCTCAAGATTGAGAAGCAAAGGCTCATTGTTTTAAAGTTGTAATTGTACCTCAATTTCAATAGCCTACAAATTCGTTCAAATCCCAATATCAACAAGAAAATGGACGACCATAAGGAGTATTTATAGAATATAAATTTATAGTATTTCAAGAGTGTCATAATATTTCAAATACATCTCACGCACCGTTCATTACATCTAAGTTTGAATATGTATAAGTATTAGAAAAAGTAAATGTATCAGCAAAACTCACCCCAAAAAAGAGCAATAACGGGACTATAAGTAATAGCAATTTTTTCATAGTTTTTATCTTATAAGATAAATTAAGCAGGACTTGTTTGTACCATCTCTCGTCATGTGTTCCCTGACGCGTTAGGGTTCGTATACAATATCCCTGATACGCTATCGAGATATAGATCTCATTTATATCTACTAGCAGTCACACCTTCAGGCGATACCGCTCATGTCTGCGGCTCTTTACCGGTTCATGATATAGAGTTTACCATATCGAGACGGCCTGTGATTGGGTTAAATTTGAAAGACATCTTTTTTTAGCTATAAGATAAAGCAGCCACTGTCGCGAGATCGGTAGCTAAATGAACATAATCTAAACTTCAACCAGCAAACTTTATAGCTTTTCATTGAATCATATCTCATGTGGTTTTATCTGTCTCCATTCTTAGTATTTTCCATACAGGTTCTGTAATTAAAGAATTTGGCTGGTGCGGAAAGCAAAAAAACTCTAACTTAGTAGCTCATGAATCATCAGAATAATAAGCGAGCGCATTCCCTAATAGTTCTAAATCCCTAAAAGAGTAATTTGTCATGATAATATATTAAGATGATAAAAATTATATCTTCAATATTGTTTCATTCCTTTTGATATACAAATTCTTGTTATTATCAATTCAAAGTTGGTTATCTTTCAATACGACATTTTCAGGATCCTCAACAAACACTACAGACCATCAATCAGCACCATCTATCCCCTGTCAATCTTTACCAGGTTTCCCATCTTTCCCATCAAAATAATCTTCATCTTTGATCGGAGTATATCAATCTTTCCCATCTTTCCCGTTCGTTCATCTACATTTCTCTGTGAAATATTTATTATCGATAAGTTTCACGATGAGTCTCTCGATGATATAGTTCAGATCAATATTAGCGTCCTCACCTTTCTCACCTTTCTCTCCTCTCTTTCATTCCTCTCATTTGATACTTTTCAGAAACGATTGATCGGCCTTAATAGTCTCATAGATCTTGTTTTGTAACAATCACATATTCACCTCTTGTGCGTTTTTCCCGTTCCTTCAATCTAATCAGTTTTCACCCTTCTCGCCTTGGATATATATACCTTTAATATTCCTTCGTTCTAATCCTGTCCGTTCATGTGTAGTCTGATCTCTTCACAAAATTATTATCCTATCTCATTTATTAGGAGTTTTTCATCTTATGAATCACATCGCTTCCTCGATATTAGGGAATATTCAAAGTATCATACTAATCCATAATCAATAAAAATCTTCTTACAGTACACGTATCAGCTGATACGTTAGTTAGCTTAACACTTATAGGAGCGCTTGTAGTTCCGTTATAAGCGTATGTTGATGATGTAGAAACAACTTCTCTAGTTTTTAGGTTTGTTCGTTCATACGTAGATATTATTCATGATCAGAATGCTGTCATTGTAACTTCATCACCACTACTAAATGTAGAAAAATATGATCAATAATCAGCAGTCCCACCTGTTGCAGAAATACTACAAGAAGCAAATGTTCCAGCTTTGGCTAATTGTGTCAATCATATTACCAATCAAGCTACAATAATAATTCATAATAGATACTTTTTCATAAGGAGTTTTTGTAAAAAACTAAAGCATATCAGTAAATAACGTATACCCATACCGGTTTGTACCATCATAGAATAGTTTTATGATATCTACTGCACCAGTCTGTGTAGATAATAACGGGAATATACCGTCTTTGAAATTTATGTATGTATTATTATTCCGATCTATCATACCTGTTTTTGTGCTATCTTGTATAAGTTTTAGTGTATATTCACCAACCAACGCGTTACTAAATGTCATTTTTAATGGGTTTGCGTATGTTCATGAAGCGATAACCACTGATTGGAAATTACCGTTAGCTCGATTTACCGTAAAATCTCATGTTACTGAACCGTTTTGGTTTAACGCTGCCCATCACAATAATCATGCGATAGTTTGTGTACCTGTCAAAGTATTATTACCACTCAACGCACAGAATGCTCATGTCGCTGATGTTATATACGCGTTACCACTACCATCATATATTCATTGATAAGCGTGTAGTTTTCATAAATAATCTATCGTTACTCATATTCCTCCATTTCATGTTCAACCCACATAATAACCGAATGATTGAAATAGATCCTCAAAATTACGTTGATATAGATATAACGTAGGATTATGTTGAGAGTTACCGTCAGTTCATAACGAATAAATATACATACCTCAGTTTGTAGATGCGTTTATTTTTATAGCGTAATCATCATTATCATCTTGTGGTCTATTTCTGTTTATTTGTCAAACTGTTGTAATAGTGAAATCATCACCATCAGTTCTGTTTATAGAAACATCATTTCAAGAGTTAGATATATACGAATCAACTAACACACTACCACTTCGTTTAGAAATAAAATCATGTGTTCAAGCAAGTGTTGTTCATCATGCTCCAGTAGAATAAGCGTTACCACTAGAATCATACGCAGGTCAGTAATAAGCGTATCCTGATAGTTTTGCATATCAACTCAACGCTCATCAAGTAATATATTGCGCTCAGTTTTTGTCTTTCGCTGTAAGTCGTGTGCTACCGTCGTTAAATATAGTGAGAAAATTATCGCGCGTATGTTCATACGTTCATCATCATACTTCTAACACTCAACTTGAATATCATATATTATATTTTCATAATAATACCTGATAATCTGCTGCACTATTGAGCTTATATCAAAATGCGCTTGAATAAGAATGATTTATAACGTTCAAATTTCATATCGCTATTCAATAATCTCATCATGTTATACTGTTATTATGTCATATAATCATCCTTCAAAAATTAAATGATGGATTTCAATTGCTACTATTTTTATTCCCTCATCAGACAGTGAATCAATAATATTTAGTTCCAGTATATCATTTTCGATATATACTACCAAAAGTAGCTCATCCATATTCCAAAAATGGGGATTGTGTCCCACTATTATTATACCGATATAACGCTTTACCTGAATTAGTATCAACCCACACGCCTGCTGCGTTCCGATATCACGTCATCGACATATCAATATAATTTCATGATGCTGCTGTTCGTATAGGATCAGTTTCTGTTATTCATGTTACATACAAATTTCCTGATCAATCCAATAACGGACCGTATGCAATGATGTTACCACCACTATTAGTATCGAGAACAGGATTATCTGTCCCAGTACCAGTAACAGTAAACAATATTCTTTTCGCTACTACATCGTAGTTAGACCGATTCATTAGTTTCCATCAAGCCATAACTGTCGATAACATCAACAGTCAGATAGTGATAGGTAGTAACGTTTTTTTGAAGAAATTTTTCATGTTTAGAAGAAATTATAATCTAAAGATCCTTTGTATAGTTATACTCCACCCAGCTAGTATCAGCCGTGCTTTGAGCGTACCATTTTTTTCCAGTGAGATCATCTATATATTCATCACCAGCTTTAGTAGGAGTCACCACCCCGTTAGGTTCTCAGTTCCCATGAGTTATTATAGGTATGTATGCAGTATTCATACTGTCAGATTCTCTGATTTTACCCATAACCATATCTATCTTTAGCGCCATATTTTTTTAAGAAAAAGATAAAAGCTCTACTGTTGCGAGATCAGTAGCAACATTATCGTATCCATCAGTCTCCCACATCTCCTCGATATTACCGGATGCGTCAAGATGACATTTCCTTATCTTCCAAACCTTAGCTGTAAGTACCGATCCATGATCAGCATCACATAGATATGACAAACTATTTACTGCATCAGTATACACTTTCTTTCTAGGTAACAGCTCACCACTCATGAGCAAAAAGTTAGAGACAGATCCAAACATTTTTTTAAGAAATTATGATATAAAAATTATCTATAGATTAAACTCTGCACCGTACCAAGATCACTAGCTTTGTTATCGTATCCGTCAGTGTTAGTAACCTCATCATCCAACAGTATCCCTCAAACGAATATCTTCTGTATCTTTGTAACTTTTCGGACTGCGTCGTCAAGTGATGATCATTTTTTTGCATCACAATAATATACCGCATTATTAAGCGGATCATCATATTTCTTTCTCCTCGAGAGCATCACTCATGTTTGTATAAATAATTTATCCATCATAATACAACGATATAAAACTAGCTTATCAATCAATGTGTTTGTAATGCCGTTCTTAGGTTCTCATAACCAGCCCTTAATGCTTCATACGCTACCCTTAGTTGATTTATATCAGTGAGTTGTGCGTACGGTGCTCCTGCTTGCGCGTTATCTATACCCGTATATGCCGATGTTTCAGGATCGGATGTATAACTAGCTGTCTGTCTCGCTCATACGACTTTAGTACCACCAACCCTATATTCGGTCAACGCGTTGAATATTTTTGTATAAAGTAGCGATGTAGCGGATGTATATGTAAGATCACTATATGAAGTCAGCCCTCATCCATTTCAAATTGCTACTGCTCATGGTACTACACTTCATCATAGATTTCATAATATACTTCGATCAGTTACTGATGATGTCCCAGTAGCCATATACGATTTTCATCAAACGGTATCAATCCATATCCATCATGAACTAGGAGGTGGAGTCGTAGGAACAGTTTGTCTTACTAACACCGCTCAAACATTTTTTACCATCATAATTCAATCTAATTTTGCGGAATTGAAGCCATATACAACCTGTTGCATCAGCGCTTCCATTTTCTCTTTCTGTTTTGAAGACACAACAAGCATCTTATAATATCAAAGATAAAAATCACAACAACAACCCTATCACTATCGATCATGCAATCATTGATGGCCAAAACCTAAACCTATCATCCTCTCATGTAAACATAACCATAACTAGATGTCACACCAAGAATATAGCCCATATAGCAGCCAATACACCAGATCATATCCCTATACACGTTCCTATATCCATGGTATGTTTCACAAAATAAAATTATTTGAGTTTCAATGATTTACTTTTGGTTTTCTTTTTTATTATCTCTCATGAGAATATATCTTTGTAGTATTTATTATCCCTCAATCCTCATTGAGGATCCAATATATCATAACTATCTTTCACCATAGTAGGTTGTCCGAATCGTCGGTAATACATCTTTCCTATCACTGGTAAACTCTGTATAGATTCTAACGCTCTGAGTTTATCGCCAGGATTCAAACTATTATTAGTCACTACCATTATCGCATCTCTAGCGACCTGATCTATGATACCCATAGGGATACCGATAGTAGACCATATTGTTTGTGAGATTCATTGTTTACCTGCTTGCATGATAGCATACTTAGTCAACCCTGATAATTTGAACATATTCTGTATCAATCTATCATCAAAGCTAGTATCCTCACTATTGATCAACGCTAATATGTTTGATGATTTCCTCATAAGTATAAGATCCTTAACCTCATCAACAGCAGCTCACATAAGCACCAAATACGTAGCAAGTTTCAATAGATTAGTAGCACCATTAACAGCGTATCTTCTAGCTTTCTTTTGGTATCTATCTGCTTGCTCCTGAGTTATTTTTCATTCTTGTTTTAGTCTGTCAGCTTTATTATATCTCCTATATCAATCTTTGATTTTATCGAATCATTCTCTCCTGAGTGACGCTATCTGTTTGATAGCGAACGATTTCAGTTTATAGAATAACGGGTTCCATCATCATTGCAAGAATTTTACAGGCATCTCTGTTCTTGTGATAGGCTGGAAATCAGCTAGTTTATCGAACAATAAGAATTTCACGTCCTCACTCAACACATTATTTTGTAAGTCTCTGATTATAGTATCTACACGCCTCTGATCATCGAACATCTCCATAAGTTCGTCACTCAACATCATAGGATCAGTTTTCGCTTCTCTCACGTATTTTCTGTATGTGGTATTGATCAGCGCGTTCTTTCATAATTTATCCATCGCTCTAAACCCTGTAGCAGTGAACACTTTCTTAGTGAATCTTTGTAACCTTCATGTCTCAGAATATTCCTCAGAGATCGTATCTATTCATAAATCTTTTGTGACATCGATACTTAATCTACCAAATATATCGCGTTCAGAGATAAATATCGAATTCGCTAGATCCTGGATCTGTGATAACGTAGAGATAGGCGATCCCATAGTAGATAACGATATCATAGATCATACAGTCTGTATCAACCTGTTACTTGTAGCCATCCCAAATCTCGCTTTCATTATTTTCAGAACCTCCTCCTCTTGTTCAGGTTTTAGTTTCCCTTTCTCTTTCATCTCTACGATAAATGTACCAATAGCTTTCTCAGGATCTTCATGTCCGAACAGTTTCTTCATCTCTATCATTTTCACCATAGCTGATACATAATTCAAATATCCATCAACCGCATCCATATAATATCTATTCAAATCAGAATTTATTATATCTATAGATCTTTCCTGCATATTACCTACAGAGATCCTTATCCCTTCAACACTATATCATGATATAAGTTTATTCGCTATCTCCGCTTGCTCCTCTTTGGTAAGCTCCCTTCATAACGTTTTCTCTCTAGCTTTGATCGCGTCATCAATATACGACCACGCCTCAGTACCTCTTAGTTTCGATAACAACCCTCTAGCGTCAGCGACGACACGCGGGAAATAATCCTCCAAATATCCTACATCAACACCTAGATCTTGTGCGGTATTGATAAGCATATCCAATATATCTCTAGGTACCTCGATTCATAACTCTTTGAGTTTCTCTGTATCCCTATTCTTCAACGCCAAATCAGCCTCGTTATATTTTATAGGATCTTTCCTGATTTCAGCCATCTTGTCTAAAAACTGTCTTGACGCGTCAACTATATTCTTGATAGCGTTCATCTCAGAATAATCATAAAGACGAACCCTGTTTTGGATAGTCTTACTTATTCTTCATAATCTGTATGATACAGGTTCAATAAGATCAGACATAAACTCACCTAATTGTGATCGTAGATCAGGTTTCTGTTTCTTCATCGGTTTATTAGCGTCATAGAAAGTTTTTCAGAGATATCTACTCTCTTTCTCTTTTTTGGTCTCATTCAAGATATCTTTAGCTCTATTATACGCTTTGATCTCATCAACAGATTTTCATCTATTCCTAGCCGATACCATCCTTCATACCTCACGTTTCACTCATTGCTGTTTTTTTGTGAGTAACGGTTTTTTCTCTATCTTCTGTAATTGCTGTTCTTGTTTTTTAACATCCTCTTTAGCTTTGAGTTTCTCTTTATTCATAGCCATCAAATTTTTCTTAGGTTCTTTTGCCGGTTTCCTTCTGAGTAATTGCTTCTTCTCGTCAGGATCTTTCCCGTAATATTCCTCCATTTGTTTTTGTAATTTCTGTTTCCTCTCGGTAGCGGTCATATTTATTTCCGCATAAGATGCGTTCGCAAAATCATCATATTTATCTCTAGCCTCGTTAGCGTCCAATCAATACGTAGAACCTATCTCCTCGATCAACGATTCTTTGTCTTTCTCTCGTTGTCTCATCTGTTTATTTTTAACCTCAGCGCTGACTTTCTTGCCTGCTATGGTACCGATACGTTGTTCTTGTGATTCTATCTTCGCCACTCTTTGTATGAAATTTATACGTTCAGGATCCATCATATCTCGCATAGATGATTGGTATTTCATCCTATCATCATAAGGATCGAACCCTCATTGGTTTTCATAAGCTGATTTTATTTGGTTTGGCTCGAAAACAACAAATGTATTTCCCTTAGTTTTATCTCCTTTTTGATACCAATCATCTCTAAAGTTTTTTATTATCATTCAATCATATCCATTTCTTTTTGCATAATCCATGTTTGATAATAATTGTACATACATCCCATTATAATCCCTTCATTTAGCATCTACGATATATGGATTTTTAATATTTAGGAAAACTTCATAATCTGTACCACCTCCGATAGAATATGTTTCAGCTATCTTTTTATTATCTGTAAAATATGATGCATCAGGAAATTCTCATCCTGCAGAAGAAGGCCTGAACGCTTCAAAGTTTTTGTCGGAGCCATGATATACTACTAAAGGCTTTCCCTCTTTATCCACCACTTTACTAGCGTTCGCAGGATCTTTCTCCCGATCACCGAACCATCTCTTGAACTCAGGCGTCTGTATAGTGTCAACGATCCTATCTCAATAATCCTCAAATTTTATACTACCTCATTTTCATTCCTTCTTAACAGTCCATTGTTTATTCCTGTTCGTCATATCAGCATACAGTTTATCGAGCATACTCTTATTCCCAAACACTCATTTGATAGCGTCCCGAATCTTCCTGAAAAAATCCAAAACCTTATTAGATTTTGTTGTCTGTTTTCATTGCGCGTATCTCTCGAACCTTCTTGCCGCCCGTTCCTCAGCCTTAACCATATCTTTGATACCAGTAGCTTTCTCGATCTCAGCGAATAACGCTTTCTTCTCAGACGTATCCAAAAACAGATCCACCACCGCATGAAATAACTCATGATCCATAGTTGTATTCAAAGGATCCTTAGCGATACTCACTAAACGATCTTTATACGAACCGAAAGCCTCGGTACCCTTTGGAGTAAAGATTTTTTCCGTAGCTTTCACAGTAAGATACTTCATGATATTCGGATACATCTCGTATGCTTTGCTTATAGCTTCTTGTTGAGTAATAACCTTTCATTTTACTCATTGTTGATACATAGTATTTTCCAGTTCTGTAGGAACAGTGTTAGTGATAGGCGATCTTCATGATGGTTTGTTTTCCAAAAACGCTTTTCATGTTATCTTAGCGATAACGTCTGGAGTGAGTTGGATGGATTGTTGCTTATTATTTTTTCAATTACTTACTTGTAACGATTTCACTTCTCATTTACTAAATATATATTTCTGATCTCATATATTTATTATATCTTTATCTTTTATAATTACTCAATCGGCAACGGATGTTTTACTTAACGCCCATTGTGGAGCAGCTTCAAACTTTCATTCATCACCTACTTTTGTTATAATAAACATATTGTCTTCATAATAAATTGTCTTTCAAACTTTCAGATCATCTACTCATAAAGGTATTACTCATTGTCATACTTTTATATATAAACCGTTAGATAATCATATTGCAGCTTCTTTTAATCCCATCTCTATCGTCTCAGGAGTTTTACCAGTAAGATCTTTTATAATATTTGGTACCACACGATCATAGAGATTGAAAGCTCGTTCTCATCCTATGTTTAGTCATTCTCATTGTAACTGTCATGATTTATCTCAAATTATTTTTTCTGCTAATCATTTTCACACAACATCAGCAATATTTTTACCATCAGCACTCATTCTAGGTGGAGATTGCGTAACTATTCATTCTTTATTTATTGTAAGATACATACCAGCACTACCTAAAGGTTTTATACTTATTAACTTATATCAGTAATTTTCGTAAGTTTTATCCTCTTTCCATGAAATATAATCAACCTGTTTACTCAAATTATATCTTGCTGCTGTCTGTTCTCAGTTGATCCATGCGAAATATTCAGCTCCGTTATCTACCGCCTCTTTCAACGCACGTTTGATAGCGAGTTCTTGTCGGTTCTTTAGGAGTGGGTTTCATGGGACTTGCAGTTTTTTATTTACTTCAGATTCCGCTATTTCTTTTTCTGTCCTTAATTTATCTGTTTTGTCAAAATCTGCTTTTGTAGCAGTTGTTTTCACTTTATAATTTCCTGGAGTAGTTTCTTCTGTTGTTTTTTTAGAGGCCATAATTTTCTGTCGATCTTCATATTCTTTTGTAGCATTTTCTAATCTTGCTAATTCTTCAGGAGTAGCTCATCATCATCATTTTCTATATTCTCTTGCCCAATCACTCTGTAGCTCTTCCATAAAGGTTACTTTCTTTCAGTTATATGTACGTTCGTTCATACGAAGATGTGCGAGTACGTTTGGTTGTTCTCGGTGAGATCATTTGAATTGTTTATTATCTTTACCAGTTATTTTTTTGGATATAAAAGATTCTATATCTCTTTTCGTATCTTCTAATGATGGTCTTTTTAACCATAAATTTCATATATCTTGTCATGGCTTAAATTGTGACGCATAATATACATTATCAGAATCTTTAGTAATAGAATATGTTATTCAATCATGTTTAGTTTGTCGCTGTACTCAGTCTATAACTTCTTTTCGTTTAATATCTACTGTTGGTAATTTTTCGATAGGTGCTTGTATCAATATCTCTTTGTAGTTCTCTCATCATGGGAGCGTGTATTGTGAGTATTTGGTTGGTAATCATTCATCCATCTTAGATAAACTAGATATCTCACCATCAAGATCATAATCCATATCCCATCAGATCTCGTTGAGTTTCGCTTTCATCTTTTTGAGTTTCTCATAATCGCCCTCAGGATCATTTTCTAATATCTTTTTGACGTTATTAGGTAACGATTCATAAGCTGCCTCATCTCACATCTCTACTTTTTGAGCGATATTTTTTCCTCAAAGTGTAGTCTCCTCAGTCCCTCTCAATTCTTTCATAAAAAACCTAGGATCATCAGCTTTTATATCTTCACCTACAATAGATTGTCATTTGATGTTCTGTCGCTGGTTCTTAGTAACCACGTAAGTTTCACCATCTTGCAACAATACTTTTCATCCTTTCAATTCGTATGGAGTCAGCGCCTCACCTTTCTTCAAAAGATGTTTCTTTCATTGTACGTCTTTGATAGCGACCTCTCTCTTCAAATTGATATCAGGATACTTAGCCATGATATCGTCCGCTGTCAACCCTTTAGATTTCCTTAATGTATCTTGTAGCTCTTTCTCCTGGTATTTTGTGAGATCATCGAAAATAGGAGCGTCATCTTTTTTGGCGATCAAACTCTTTTTGGTAGGCCTAATCATACCACGATATCTTCATTCTCACGCATCCAAATACGTTACCTCGTAATTACCGTCCCCGAATCTTCTATTAGCCTCTTTCAATATATATTCTTTAGTACCGTTGATTCATACTGATTTATCGTCCTCCATCTTAATAAGATCAGGCGCTTTCTCGTTGATAAGTTTCTTCTTAACTATTTTTCTCGTTTCCAGTTTCTTTTTGATATCCTCTATAATAGTCCTAAATTTTTTAGTCTCTGATTGCGTTTCTGTTGTCTGCTGTTGTGTCTGTAGCTCTTTGAGCTTAGTCTCGCTCTCTTTCAAAAAATCTTGCTGTCTAGTAACAGTATCCTCAACCGTAGGCGAGATAGTCTCTCAGACAAGATCAGTAGGTTTAGTCACCATAGGTTTCTCTTCAACAACATCAGTCTGAGTCTCCTCCATGATCGGTGATGATGTAGGCGTAGTTATTTTAGGTTGTTCTTGTTGTTGTTGTGTAGGTGCAGGTTGTTGTTCCTGGAACATCTCTTCTCTAGGGATAGTTCTTTCCGTATACGATTTCGCTCATTGGATAGCGTCATTGATTCATCTCTGAGTTTGAAACGCTGTTATTCATCAAGCGCCAGCTATAGGACCTACACTTGCTGCAGCTTCTATCGCTATATTTCATAACTCCTCTAACGTAGGGAGATTCCTTTTTGATCAGAAAAATTTCGCCATAATATCTGACGTCAATCTTTGCAACACCTCCTCTCATGATTCTCATCCAACAGTTTTAGCGAGCGCTTTCAAACCTCATTTCAACGGTGATTCTAGCACCGCTCAGATTATCTCTTTCCTCATCGCTCTCAGGAACGGAGTAGCCATGAACTGCAACCCTATACTCTCTATAGCGGTATTGATCGCTCACAAAAGCGCAGAATATCATTCTTTAACATTATAAGGCAGGTTTTTAGTAGCTTCATCAGTATCAATATCCTCGAACGCTTCTTGTTGCATCTGAGGGTAGAACGCCAACGACGCTAACGACGGACTTTTGGTAGCCAACGTCAACGCTATCGCAGGCAATCATTGTCATAATCATTGTCCTACAAGCTCACCTCGGTATTCAGGATCAGATAACTGTTTCCGATCTCTATCAAGCAACGCGGTAAGCGGTCATTTCTGATATTTACTAGCCAATTCAGGGTTACTCATAAACGCTTGTTCTTTCGCTTGCAATTTCTGATATTGAACATCAGGAAATTTTCACTGGAAATACTCACGTGTTTTCGCTTTCTGTGATTCAGGCGCCATCGCGACCATATCCTCAGTAGGCGAGATCTTTTTCATCGCTCGTTGTGCGACATCATATCACATCTGAGTAACTCATTTCTTAACTCATTTCACGGCCGTTCATAACAATCATTCATACACTTTTTTTGTACCAGCCTCTTTCGGGATCTCTACTTGTGGGATATTCTGTATCTCTGATTTTGTACCAGGACCAGCCATAGTATCATAATCAAAAATATTAGGTTTCTTAACCATCGCTTGCGCTCATTGCATAGCAGGATTGACTGTTACCGGTTTCGTAGGAACAGTATCAAATATATTGGTGATCGGTTTCGGTTGTGTTGTCGGAACCATAGCAGGTTTCTTAACAACCTCAGGAGTTTGAGGAATAGTAGACTGCTTCTTTTTGAGGAGCGTCTTTTTGAGTTCATCTAGCCCTGATCATACCTGATATCCGAATGTCACCATGCTCGTTATTTTTTTACGTTTGGTAAAACTTTAATTTGGTTCATTATCTCGTTTCTTGCTGATCTACTATATCCAGCCTCTTTGAGTTTCGCTAGGAATCGGTCCTCGTTCGGAGTGTATCATTTCAATACATCGTTCAACGTATTCAATAGATATTTGAAGTTACCGTCTTTCGGATCCATATCTTCTTCATCTACCGGTATCTTATCTACCGCAAACGATACTGCGTCTCTCATAGAATCGTTACCTCATGTATTCCTGATGGTTTTTGCTGTGAGATCGATAGTCTCATAAGTCTCTCAGAAAGATCTGAGGATAGCGTCATACGTTTGTGGCGTAGCGCCTCATACATCGATCATATCTTTCATAGTCTGTGTTTTAGCTTCTATAGTTGTCATATTATTGGTTCATAGTTTCTTTTTCATATCTGCGCTAGTTAGATCAGACCGTTGAGCTATCCCTCCCAAAAGTTTAGAAGTGATATCTGATCTAGCGTCATTCATACCGTTACTAGTAGCGGTTTTTCATCCACTAGGATCAAAAAATCATTCTATTGACGATAGTTTTACGTTACTAGTGAACACTTTCTCTTCACCTGCTTTGTTGCTTTGTTTGAGCTTTACTGTCCCATCATTATTAAGTCACACTACCACACCAACATGACCGTTCTCTCATTTAGTTATACTAGGCATGATAGCGATACTTCATATTGTAGGCGTTTTTGAGTTCACCAATCATTTCTTTTGTTCGTATGAGTTCCCAAACAATCTTCATAGCCCTATATCGCTGAGATAATTGTTTACGAATGTACCACATTGTCATCATTCACTTCAATCTCATTGCGCTTGTACCTGTTTCAATCCAGCATCAATAAGATCAGCACCTACTGGCGAGAACCTATATCATGATGCGGTAACAGTAGGATCACCTCCTCACATATTATCGCTTTGTTTTCGTGATTTTGTTGTATCATCTCGATATCAATATATAGAGTCACCGTTCTCGTCTTTACCTATCACCTCCATATTAGGTTGTGATTTCAACGCGAACTCTCTTTCTCGATTGGACTGTTTCAATGCCGCCTCTTGTGCGTCAGCTGCTGCCGCTTTCTGTGCATCTAATCTCTCTAAAAGATACTGGTATCCAGCCATCTTAGATTTTTTGCTATATTCAGCGGACTCAAACGCTGCTGTCGCTGTGTCGGTGAAATCTTTCAACATAGCGATCTCGTTCCTATATTTGCTATTCAATGTGCTTAATGTTTTGATGAACGGTTTCTTTTTCTCCTCGATATACGAGTTCAAAAACGGATCATCTGTAGCCTCGCCACCTCTCTCCACCACTTTGGTTTTGATATCATCAGCGAACTCAGTAATAGTATCAGATAATTTATTTATCTCTGATTCTGTAGCTCTAGCTGCTATTTTAGCGCGTTGAACGTCGGTATCATCAGCTAACCATGCAGCCAATGTTGTTACCTGATCATCAGTAATAAGCCCTAATATCTTGTTTGATAATATTCATTCTAATCATGTACCTAAATCAATTTGTTGACTAGCTTGACTATCCAACGAAAGATCAGGATCAAATTCTGATAGTTCTCAGGAAAAATATTTATGTACTTTATTCTCTATAGAGGTCTGATACATCCCATACGCGTTATTCAGTATCGGTCACATCCCAGCATTCACTAGATCGTTCCATAGCTGTCATCATTTATTGAGATCTCATGTTATGATAGCGTCAGATAATGACGTCGCATCCATACTAGAGTATGTCTGTAGGTCGTTGTATCTTCTTTTTGCTGCCGCTATAGTAGGGTTGTTTTTTTGGATATTATAGTCTATATTATTGATCTCTCATGAAAGTATCATCCCAAAATAATCGTTCGCTGTAGGCGCTGGGATACTCTTATTGATGATATTGTTAACATTATTGATAGTGTTTTCATATCGTCCAGTCATCGCAGGATCAATACCTCATTCCTGTCTATCTATGATATCTTTCAAGATCATCTCTTTCCTTTGGTCCTCAGACATATATTTCATTGACGCGGTATTGAGCATCAACGATGACGCGATAACCTTATTCCTCTCATTCATGAATCATGGTAACTGGTTCTCGGTATCTACCGCAGCGTTACCAAATTTATTCCGATATGGGCTATCAGGCGACGACGTCAACCCTAAACTAACATCATCTTTGATAGAGTTTATTTTCGCTTGCTCTATCGCTTCTTGTACCTTGTTTTGGTTCACTTGCTGATCTAATGCAGCGTTCGCTTGTGGCGGTTTCACGTTAGCGTTCGATCATAGATTTATTGATGAGATATTTCATAGATTTTTTCATGCGCTACTGATAATATTACCAGCTTGATCCACCCTCGCTTGTCATGCAGCGATAGCTTTATCCAACACCTGTTGCTTAGTAGCTCCAACGTCGCCACCTCATCCAGTAGCTCATCAAACCTGTTGCTGATGTTGTCCGATACTTCAGTCAACCACTTTCTCTTGCCCTCCTGATCATCATAGATCTGACGTAGGACCAGGTGACTCTCATGTAACTCATTCAGGACTTAATTGTTGTTCCGGTAACATCTCTTGTTCCGGTTGTTGTTTAGATAACGCTTCGGTATATTGTTTATATGTGCTATATTGCGCTTGTTGTCATGTTGTAGCATATCATAGAAATTGGCCTGTAGGCGAATAGATCCTTCATCCGATACTGGAGTTTCATGGTTGTGTTGTTCATCACGTTCCTCACGCTCAACCTGTTCAAGTATACGAATATCCTGTTCAACCGACACCGGATGTTCATCATGTATACGAATATCAACTTCATACATTAGCATATCATGGTGCTAAACCTAAAGATCAAGCGTTATGTACTACTGGTCTTGATCAATACGAAGAAGTCACGTTCCCTCACGTGTTTCTTACTGCAGCGTTATATGCTGCTGATCCTGGTCTTGCCGATGTTACGAAAGCCATATTTTTATACTTTAACAGTTAAATATACTATTTGTTTATTATGTATTCTGATAACATAAACCATTCATATAGTTTTGGTGATACAGTTCAATTCCCTTTCAACACAATTTTAGGCTGGATCCGATGGTTCGTCAAATTTTGTAACTCATTTTCAAACTGTTCTTTCCGTCTCTTACCTGTTCATGCAGCCAACGTATATTTAGGGGTAACAGGATACGCTTCTCATTCAACACTAAAATATACCTCGATACTACATCATGTAGGGATATCGAACGCGTTGAATACCTTTTTGATCTTCTTGATCTTCTCCATAATATCTCAATAAAACACTATCCCTTCAATATATCATTCAGTTTTATATGCTGTTGTCGATTGTTTCCATACCTTCAACGTATCATCAGCATAATACAAATCACCGATAACCGTCATCTCATCAGATATAGCGGTGATATTATCTGCTTCAACACTAGATACAGAGAACCCGTTCGGTAAGTTCGTAAACTTTTTCCCGAATTTGAACACGTTTTTATTGTATGCGATATATCGGTAATATGGATCGATACTCATAAGGTTCTGAGGCACGAAATAATTAGCGCCACTTTTCCCAAAATCGTTGAAGTTATAATTGAATAATTTTTCTCAGGTATAACCGTTGTATATATATAAACCATCAGAACACACAACATAATCTAGTTGTCCGTCAGTAGTAGCTGCTTTGAATACTCTGTTCCTATAATTGATACTATCGGAACTGGTCTCATTCCAAAAATATAACGAGCTACTAACATTGAGATAGTTTATGTAGATCTTTAAGTTCGAATTCAAGAAAGTGATTCCGACAACCTTGGATCATTTCCTAAAGGTTTCGCTAGTGCTGACTGCTGCAAGCGTATTTCCAACACTGAATAATTTGTTCCCAGCTGAAAAATACAATATGGAGTCTTTGAAGTTATAGACACATAGATCTTTAGATTCGTTTGTTCCGAACCCTGTATAGTCTCCTGTAAAAGATAGAAGAGCCTCTGAGATGGAAGCATAAGTTTTGAAATCGTTACCAGTAAAAGTTATCCTATGGATATCGGTAGCAGTAAACACCAACAAATACGATGTGAAACATATCGCATTCAATATGAATTTATCAGCATCAACAAGTGTATGTGCTAATACTGGACCTAGCCCAGCATCGATATATATCTGTCATGTACTCGTGAAATATGCGCTACTTTGGATATTATTTGGGAGTCTTAGTATCTTAGTGATATATCATGTTGCGGCTGTACCTAACGTAACCTGAGTAAACGCTTTACTTAACTCGATATATTTTGGTGATTCATAGATATTGATATTTTGTGAATACGCGAAATCTGATCCTGAAGAAAGGAACTCGTCCTCACTCTGTCATCAGAACCATTTATTCATAGCATATTGAGCTAGATTATCTTTCGCCATCCGTTATCTCATATATCTTAAAAGTGAGCTTGGTAACTCTTCAACCACAGGCGCGTAGTGTCTCGATTTCCATCGATCTCTACATTCCTGTTTTCATGTGATATATTCCATGCTTAGTTTAGCTTGAACATCATTCTTTTCTACGTGTCACGCGAACTTAGCGGCCACTCATTTGATCCATCGCTTCTCTAGTTTCTTTTCGATCTTGATAGTAGCGTCATCGGTTGTTGTAGTAAGCGTGGTCTCTACAGGTATATAATCAAACAGTATTCATTCCACTACCGCTTCTGTAGGCCATGGATAGATATAGAGATCATTATTTTCGTAAAAATATACTGGCGTCGATTCCGATATCTCATTAAAATCTCTTTGGAACTCAAAATCATTCATCCTCGGCGAGACCGGGATATATCATTCATATAACTGTTCTCGTTTAGTAATATCTCCAGCAAACGTAGCTCATGCAGTATGATCGACGTTACATATATACGCTTTCCCGGAATCGGTAACTTTATCACCGATAACATACGCCACTCACGTAGTCCACGCTGTATATGTAGGTACCGAATATTTGATAGATATCTGATTCATCTTCTCGAAATCTGTCGGTAACGCGTATTTGTTTCTATATACCAACGAATTTATTTTGCTCGTCTTTTTGACAAAATCCTCGTTTATGAGTTTCTTCTCATCTACGAGTTCTTGGTATACTTCGTCACAATATCTGATAGCACTTGCAGCGACTACATTATCTGAGTCTGTTTTCGACTCCAAATATGCTGCTGCTATTATAGCTGGAACGATAACTGTAGTCATGATTATTTGCTTGTTAGTGCTAAATGCTTATGCGATAGGATGGGAAAGTTGCTAAACAAAACCACCCTATCTATATAAGAACATAGCTCTTATCCTAGTTTACATAATCTACTTTCAAGTAATTCATTACTACTGATCCAGCTACATCAGCTCCGTGTAGGAATCTGATACATGGAACGATAACATCACCATCATTGAAAGTGAAATCTTTAGTAACAGTAGGAGTACCGAGCGTATCAGTAGAACTGATAGCAACCTGGTATGTAACCTTACCGTCTGATCCTACTTCTACTCTGAGAGTAACAGTACCAGCATCAGCCACGTTTTCTGTGGTATCAGTAAGCGTTTCACCAGCATCATCAAGATCGGTAGCGATCTTAACATCAGCTCCAGCACATCCGATTAACGCGTAATCAGTATATGTAGCTCTAGCTGGTTTAATAGCAGATACTTCATGGAACCCGATCATCAATTCAGCAGCACCTGAGATATCAGCTATAGTGAATTGAGCTTCGATAAAGAACCCTACTGGTTCAGAACCGACAGTGAACAAGAACTTAGCGTCCGTGTTAGCTGGGTTTTGGAGATTGATTTCAAATCCGTCTCCGTTTGTTTGGTCTCCACCGATCTCCAATCCTGTAGCAGCAGATTTAGGAGCCAACAATGTTTGGGTTCCGATATTAGTTGCGTACAAAACAGTTTTAGGGGTAGTTACCACATTAGTAGCAGTATCGGTATCAACAGGTAACGCGTTACCGGCAGCAGCCATAGAAACAACATAATCCTGGAAGTATTCCAATACATGAGAGGCAGCAAGATTGAGATCTCTTGAAGCTCTACTTACTTGTTTTAATGCGTTTTCAGTCATGAGACTTTTGATAAACAAAATAAAAGAAAAGTAAGGGACTATTACCTAGTCCCCTACAGACTATATAACCAACCCAGCTGATTCAAATACAACGATTGATGCTTGGTTGAGGATCTTAGGTGCGAATGATTTCTTAACTCAGATTGTCATTCTTTGGTTCAACGGATCAGCAGTACCTCCTGATCAGAACCCTTTAACTATAGTTTCGAGAGATTGGAGTTCAGTTATACCGAACGCTTGCGCTCCCATAAATACAGTAGGGTATACAGTGATAGCGGAAGCGTAACTCTTAACGTTAGATGATTCGATCATTCTAACACCATGAATCATTCCGATTTCACCTCTATAGATATTCTCTTGTCCAGCAGTAGTATATTGTTTGATTTGTAACCATCCACCTGCTCCACTTTCTGTTTTGATCCAGTGAGCTACAAACGGATGAGATACACCAATATATGCTCCAGCACCAAATTTAGGCGCGTTTTGTCCTGCTAATTTAGTGTGGACACAAGCGATATCGTAAGTAAACATTTGGTGAGTTGATCCTAACGCTGCTCTGTTAGCCGCTCTTACTCCTCCTGCTGTTGTTGCAGCATAGATTCTGTTAGTAGCGTTATCAATAACTTCGTTTTGGATAACGTTATCGATAATTCTAGCCATATTGTCTCCCAATAATTTAGAAACTATGCTAGACATATTGAATAACGCTTTTTTAGAAAGTTTATCTGTAAGGATTACATATAAACCGTATTGTTTTGATACCGCTGTTATTGTTTCAGCTGTGTATCCTATATCGTTTGATGTCACTCCATCAATCAATTCTGATTGAGGTACAGTGATATTCAAAGCAGGAAACTTAGCCCACACAACGTTATCAGCAGAAGTATCATCGATTGGAGCTTCTCCGAATTGAGAGAATACTAGGTTTGGTTCAAAGTTTTTGAGTACGTTCTTCACAATCTTGTTCAAAAACGCGTTTGATGAAGTAGACGTACTGTTCTTTAACCCGTTATAATTCATCATGGTTAAAATCAGTGAGTAAATAAAAGATCCCTTTTATCCACCTCAAAATGTTTTTTTAACCTCAAAGAAATTGGTCCATATCGTTTCGTGCTTTATCATCTTCTGATTTAGCGCGATCAGTGTTGGATTTTGATGGAGCGTCGCCTCCGAAACTACTCGATACCTTATGTTTAGCTTTGGCTTGGCTTTCGCTATGCCTACCGAACAATACAGTATACGCTTTCTTTAAGCTGTATCCGAAATCTCTTTGCAGTGATTGGATATGCTTTAGCTCCGGGCTTGATAGTTCAGGATGCTCTTTCAAAAATATATTGAGTTCTTTTTGTGCGAGATTCGTTGATTGGTTCTTCTCTATCAACGCTTGCGCTTTCCTCTCAATAATTTTCTCTATCACATCGAGATCCTCTTCATCATATTTCTCTTTGAGTTTGGCGATCTCTGATTCAGTTAGATCGGCTGGTTTTTTGATAGATTTCAGTTCGTTCTCTAAACTAGCGATTTTTCTATTTTGCAGGTTCGTAGTAGAGTAGAACTTCTTCTTCCAGTCAACCTTCTTGTTATCGTCATCACCACCCTTGACTTTGCGATGTGAATCTTCCTCATCATCAGAACCGTCGTCCTGATCATTTTCTTCATCATCATCGTCTCAGTCATCATCATCTTCGTCGAGATCCAAATCTAGATCATCGTCGTCCCCATCATTTATGCCTGATGCGTAGCGGTCGTCGTTTATGCCCGGCGTTAGCTTCATGTCGTTTTCTGACATTTTATCTTTGGTAATATAATAAAACTTTCTGATATTGCAATAGTATTATATGGATAAGCAGAGGAAACATTTGAGGTATCCCTGAGGGTACAGGGTTGAGCAACCAAAAAACCTCCACCTATCCGTATAATCCCATTACGGGATTATATATCAATCTTAATATATTTACTGATCTCCTCAAAAAATTTCTTGTCATGATCTTTGATTTTATCTTGTAACGGTCTCGCTCATTGCTCCTCCAAAGTCATCAGATCTTCAGCTTCTTGTAACATTATTCTTGGTAAACTCTTCATCAGATATAATGCAGCCAATCTCTCTTTCACTAGATGTGTTGCCGTGAATTTAGGAGTCTCATCGCTACATGGTAACCATATAAGATCTTTCAGTTTACCCATAATATTATCCAACCTCTTCTCGAGTATCTCCCATCATTTCGATTCAGCTAACTCTCTAAGGTTGCCGACGAGATGCCTGGGGGTTGCTGACTGGTTTGTATTCTTGCTGTTTTTGCTCATTTTCCGGTAATGGTTTATATCTAAAATCGTCCCTATCGTACGCTATTCACTCCAACGCTAGATATTTACAAACGATATCTATGTGTTCTAGTTTCCTATAAACGATATCTTTCAATACCTCAACATTCTTTTCGTTGCTATGCGCGATACCATAATAATCCAGCACCATAAACAACTCCTCCATCTTCCTTGCTTGACTATCTTTCTCCATATATCATTTATACGCAGTATTGAACCCTTTATTCTCCAGCATAAACATACATATACGGTGAGTCTCTTTGATCATAGGTAACATATCGAAGATAGCGTTTACTCTATCCATAAAATCTTGTGTCATTTTTACTCACATATCTTTTGTTTTTCAAAGATCATTACCCGTTTCTTCGGTCTTTTTTGGATCCGACTGCTGGCTTTTTTTGTTCGTCTCAGACGACGAAGAGATCTTTGGTTCAACTGTTGATCAAGCCATCACTCACGCTGTCGCTCATCTTATCAGTTTCACTACGTGTCAGTTCAGGTCATTCAGCTCCTGGTATAGGTCATCCAACTCTTTCGCTTCAGTCGCTGTTAGAGGTTCTTTCTGTTCCAACATCTCAATCTTTTTCATCTTCATGTGATGTAGCTGTTTTATCAGCGGTTGTGTTTGTGACGTTTCTTGTGCTGTCGTCTCAGCTTGGTTCGTTTCAACCATTAGTATCTTGTTTAGATAATAAAACTGTAGGATCTCCGATCTTCTTTTGGAGTTCTTGCATCTGTTGTTGCATCTGTTGCATCATCGTAACCATATTCGTTAACGCGTCATCATTATTTTTCTCATTCGATTTAGTTATCGCGTCTCTATGTGCTTTGTCTTTCTCCAAAAAACTATCATAATTTATATGTAAATCTAATCATGTTTGTTCAGCTACCGGTACCCTGATATTATATTCCTCTTGCAGTTTCCCGTACTCGAAATCAGAGACATCGTATCACTCTTGCTGTAATTGGTAATAGAAATGGTCCTGTACTACCTGATAATGTCTAGGCTGGATCCTATACTTCAAAAACCTTTTATACTCGTTCTTGTAAATAAACGGGATACCGTAAAAATTCATGACCTGATCGATCTTATCAGGTTTTAACATCTTTTTAACATATTCACGTGTACCGTCACAATCCATATCGTGTCCTATAACACCAATAGATCTACCACCGGATCATGGGATTTCTTGCTCGAATTTCTCCATTGCTCAATGTTTTTTTATAAAATTATAATAGTGATGTCTTTATGTTTGTTATGATAAGATCATAATCAGCGAACAGTTTCTTCCTGTTCTCTATATCACCTTTAGTGCTTTTGATTTGGTTTATTGTCTCCATCCTTGACGCTTTCATAGCGATATATTCTTCAGAGTCTTTATCCTCTAATTTTTCCATAATAGCTTCGATCTCCAACAACGTATCTTGGTTTGTTTTGATGAGTTTAGGGAGCGTGATATTAGCGGTAATAATACTATCAAGATACTTAGATTCCCATGATTTCAGATACTCGATAACATGATCTTTTTCAAGGATATCGAAATTGATAACACTTTTCAGATCTCATAGTGTTACTTCTTGCATCGCTTCATCTCTTCGTGAGTCCACTAGATCTTGCGCTTTGTCGATGTCCGCTTGTGTGAGTTTTTGGTTGCTCATAGTTTTTTGATAAAAAATATAAAAATAGGTATACTTAGATAGCCGATAAATACCGGCCATCCGATATACTTATTTCTTTTTGTTCGCTTTCGCTTTCTTAGCTTTTGGTTCCTCATCAGAAGGAACGTCCATATCTTCACTTACATCAAATTCAGCGATCTTTTCTTCGATAAGCGCTAACGCTTCTTCATCAACTTCTTCAGCTGACTCTAGTTTAGCTTTTTGTGCTTTTAAGTTATCTAGCACAAATTGATCTTTTGGTGATAACATCTGATAATATTATAAGATAAAAAACTACATCTTGATATCCGCTAACGATGGTTGGTTGTTACCTCCACCGTTCTGACTTAACATACTAGCGGTCATTTGGTTCTGCATCCCTCATGTATTAGGGATATTTGGCGCTTGTTGCATAGTCTTTTGTTCTTCAGCGTTCTTTTTGTCGCGTTTCTTCTGCATCCTGATCCTATCCATAACGGCAGCTTGTGTTGCTGCGTTCTCTTTCGCTTGACGGTATACATGAAGGTAATCCTCATGGAACTCGTCTATCTGATCAGGAGTAAGCTCCTCCAGTTTCACGTTACGGTTCAATAGATATAATTGCGATTTAGCTTCACGTTCTTCGGCGCTCTCTTTTACTAGATCTGTTATCTCTTCTTCAGGATACTCCAGCAACCTCAACGCTTTACGTAACGATAATCTCACCTCCAACGGTATCCTTCACATCATCGCTAGTTTCTCGATATATGAATGCAACACAACATGGTTCGCAAACAACTGTTTATGTTTCTGCTCCATATAGTATTTAGATACGATCTTGATATGTGGATCGTTACTCATATTTAGGTATTTCTTTTTGAATGTCAGGTATCTATCACCAAACTCCCTAGAGATAGCGATCTGTTTCTCTGTCTCTTCAGGGTAATGATATTGGTACATCATCAGCCATTTCCTCCAAAAATCTTTGTAGTATCACATAGATATCCTATTCGCTAACGATAATCTGATATTGCTATTCGTAGCCATATCTTTGATCTCTGCTGCTGTCTGATCTCATGGTGAGCTTATTCATAATTGGTTCGGTCCGATACTGGTCTCTTCTTGGTTCAACATCTTCAATCTCTCCTCGATATTGTAGTTATCTTGAGGTACTTGTGAATGTTGTAGCTCGGTAACAACCTGGTTTGCGTTCCTTGTTCAGTTATTGCTATCAAACAATATTATCTCAGGGAACTCAGTCAACTGTCTTAATTGGTTCTTGTTCTTGACCGCGCTATCATCAACGATAAGATGGTTTCATAGACTGGATCTGATCGCTTTCTTGACCGCTAGATTCAGCACCAACGACAACACTTTCTGTTTCCTTTGTGCTAGATCATACAATCTGATACCCATAGGATACCCAGGTTTAGGTTTTCGTGTATCCAACGAGATAGGGAACACCCGTTTCTTTCAGATCTTGTATTCAAGCACGATATATCTTACAGTCAACGCTCATCAGTTCGCTAACGTTACCAAACATTTACGTCCGTCTTTCATGGTACGGAAATGGTTATATACCGCGAAATAAGCGGAATCATCGTCAGCGTCATCATCATCGATAGTGATATTAGTTCAGTTATTGGTTTTGTCTGATCATTCTTTAGTGTTTCGTTCTGTGTCTTTCACTTCGTCGATACTGAAAAAATCACCAGCATCTCTCATCTGTTGTTTAGTCATCCTACCATATCGACCAATATATCTATATTTATTTATATGTCATCGTCATAACAGATCAGGCCTACAATTCTCAGCAGGTGCTGCAACAGGATACGGTGAATCTGTCTCCTCGTTTCGTTCTCGAATTATTGATCACATCCCAAATATATATTTATCGACCCCGATCTCGTATTCGGTCATATCCATATCCATCTCCTCACGATAATCATATTCAGCTGTTTTTGTTATGATATCAGCGTTCCCGATATCAGCTGAGTTCGTTCATGAGAATACCGCTTTCATCTCGTTTGAGTATGATAATGCCATAAGCATATCAACGTTATTGAACAAGAGATTGTAGTCAACATAAAACGGATCATCGTTTTTCTCGTTATCGAGATACGCTTTCTTGACATCAGGATACCCAGCGATAACGCTAGACATACCATCCTCCACAGTTTCAAGCTCTTTCATTGTAGCTTTCCTTATCGCTTCTAATTCATCTTCATCGATAGTTTTGTCAGTATATGCTGTTCACTTCATTCTACCAACACTCTCTACATCGTTTGTATCTTTTTTCTCTTTCAATTTCTTTTTAAGATCAGCTGTTTTCTCTAAATTCCCTTTCATATCAACCTCCTCGTATGTCTCCATATCATCATACTTAGGCGCCACTTTTTTGGTTTTAACCATGGAAGATCTTTAGTAAGAAAATAAATGTTTTATCTTTTGATATTCTTATACATCGAAATAACTGACTCCTCTTTGTTGTTATCTACTAACTTAGTCAACATCTCTTGTGAGATGTACTGACATCAGTAACAGAAGCTATCAGCGCTATGTTGCGCGCCGTTCTTCGCTACCTCGTCCATAAACTGTCCTGTAGACTCGTTTCGTTTTCTCTTATAGTTTTTAAGTTTAGCAAGTCAAGCCGAACAATTTTTGACATCAAACCACATATTACTAAACAACCCACGCGCCATCTCGATCCTATTACTTACCGCGCCTGCTGGTGACTCAACCAACACAAATTTATATCATAGCTCGTTCGCTACCTCCAGTCTAGTTTTACCTGTCATCTGATCATGCACACGCATATCATGTGGCCCAATATGTTTAGCATATTTATATGGTTTTTGCGAGACTATGTTATTCAACACATATATCATCGAGTATCATGATCATTCCCGATAATCAATCCAACGGATCTCGTTCCCGAATATTTGGAAAAACCGGATGCTAGTATCATCACCTCATCCAGCACCACCAATATCTCGAACAGTATACACCATCAGATTAGGATCATAAGGGACACGCAAAACTCTGTTCTGCTGGTACGCCATATTTATCTCTGATTGGAAATACGATCACTCTGTCGCTATCTCGAACGCCTCCAAATAATGTGACGGATATTCACGTTTCATATCATCTTTCAACTGTTTCCGTTTGAGGTAATACCGGTTTTTTTGTCATTGAGTTAATTCGATCCCAAACTCATCAAACAGTTTTTGGTAATACTCCTCCATCTCTTTAGGTATTATCACTGCGACATCATCATACGCATATCATTGCTCCAACCATCGCGGGAAAAAGAAAAACTTATAATCTAACGGAGTATGCGGTTTTCACATCATCTTAGATCAGGTCTCACACATATCATAAAAACTTCATTCATTTCATTCAGCGGTACTCTCTATCGTTACCTGCTGATTCATCTCTACTGACTCGATCGCTCATGTCATAATCTCTTTCGCTTTCTCTGGATATTTAGCACAGATTTTACCATATTCTGAGATATGCAAACGCTGCAAAGTACCTCATCTAAAAGAGTTAGAAACATATATACTCGAACCATTATTGAACATTATCTCTTTTTGGTTTTCTCTATCATATTCCCGATATCATCTACATCGATCAGGGAGATTATTCAGCGCGACCTCGATCTTATCTTTTCTTATCAGCTGCGCTGTCGGAGTATCTTGCGCGATGATACCGACGGAGATATTGCGCGTGAATAATACGTCATCCAAAAAATCCAGCTGGATCATTGTAGAAAATCCCAACTGTCTAGCTTTCAGGATAGTGTTACGGTTGTGTTTATTTTTGAGGTAATATAATTGGAATTTATTTGGGATAAACGGTATGATCTTTCACGCCTTATCTTTGATTTTATAAAATTTTCATGAAGTGAGCCTCCATCGTTTAGATCATAAGTATTTCTCTAGCTCTTGTTGCTCCTTACTCAGCTGGTTTTTCTTCTCCATCTCATGTGAGCTTATCTAAAACGCCTTTGACATCAGTGTTTATTGTATGAGTATTGTCTACTTGTGTAACAGATTTCCATCATCTATCTCTAAAACGAACATTCATAACATAAGAGACAGACTCTCATTTTGAGGCCTTTTGTTCGTATCTATTCTCAAAAAACTGGTAGATACTCTCTACAATTCACGAAAAAGATTGACTTGACTTATTTTGTGAAAGATAATTTATTCATAAACTAGCATAACATCAAAACCCGGAAATAGTTATCTCTTCACCATTTTTATCTGATCGCTCAACATACTCTGTAAATTTTTTCCATAACTCTTGTGGAGTATATTTCATTTCTTGATATACTTTAGGCATAATTTTAGTAAACGCCCATCATAATTCTGTCTTTTTTCTTTTCATAATTTTATTTTCTTTATCTTTTTTCTTTTTCACTACCCCTTTTTTTACCATGTTTTTTCGATTACCCGATAAATACCACCTGTATATTATTATCAAAAGTTATTTCAATAGAAAAAACACTATCACGAAGATAGCGTTTTCTGTTAGTATATATTATAACTTAATCTTACCCGATCTTAACATATTCAAAAAACAATCTTTTGTTGCTGCTATATCATACATAGCATCATGCGCGTTGTGCATCTCCTCTCAAAATAGATGTTTATATAATTCTCATAACTTAGGCCATTTAGTAAACCCAGGCGTATCCTTCATCGTACAGAACAGTTTAGGAGCAAGAGTTCACTCAGGCACACGATATAATATCTTCTCCATCTCTTGTCTCATCATCCTTATATCAAACGAGATATTATGTCATACACAAAGATCAGCTTTGTAAAAATACTCCATAAGCTCCGGCATATACGCCTCCATCTTCAGGAACGGCGCGAGCTTCTCTTTATTGATTTTATGGATATTGAACGCCTCTTCAGGGATCTCCTCATCGATGTTTATGTATTGGTTCATCGTACGTTCCAAAAAAAACTCACCCGTCTCACGAACATATTTACCGAAAAGTCATGCGAATTGAATTACACGATCCTCAGGACCAAAGCCAGTAGTCTCCGTATCAAAGAAAAATATCTGCATGATAGCTATTTTATTTGTAAATTAAAATTTTCTACTAATCTCACACCAGGGATCTCGGCCCCGTTCTTCAGATACGTTTTTAGTCATATCTTATCAACAGTTTTAGTCTCTTTTATTGTGAAGTATTGGATAGGTATGATGGCCTCATCCAAAACGCTAACAACATCAGATTTCCTAAACGATAGTTTGAACAGGTCTAGGTCGAGCTTGTCTATATTTTGCATTTGTAACACGGTACTCATATACTTCTTCAAACGTTCAGCCACATTTCATTTCGATTCAGCGAGTTGAGCGAGTCTTACCGCCTCAGATTTGATTTTGATTTGGTCGGTCTCCATCTCGCGGATAACTTTACAGATATTGGATAACTTCTCTTTGAACGCCAGGTCTACTGACTCGAATTGTTGGATCAGTGCCTCTTGTTCCTCCTCGGTCTCAGCGTGTTCGATACGTTTGATGGTATCGAACATAGCTTCATTGATTTCGTATAAGTTGCTCATGTTTTTTATAGTTTATTATATAAATCAGGATATCTCATAAAGTATTTACGCCTTTTACTCATAGGCTTTATTGGTTTAGGATCTTTACGTTTCGTCGGTAGCGACGAGATACGTTTGAGTATATTCTCAGGTTTAGAAAGTTCGCGTAATTTGGCTTCGGAAGCCTCAATACTAAAACGGCAAATTATCATCAGGCTGTTCTTGTGCTAGTTCAGCACCAGCTTTCATGATCTTCACTTTCCATCCTCTGATAGAATTGAATACAGAGTTTTTAGCTTCGCTAATTTTGAATGACGAGTTATACATCACCTCTACAACATCTCATACCGCGATACCTTGCAACATCTCAGCTTTCTCTTTCAAGAAATCGAACGCTAGACTGTCAGGGTATTGAGTATCAGGGTTGTTTTGTTCAACACAAAGCACTTTCTTGGTAATAGGGTTTTCGGTCCCGATAGTGATCTCTCAGGAGATAAATTTCACGGTTCATAGGAATCTCATAATATTTCATAACAAAAAATAAAAAAAACTATTTCTCTAACTCTTTCAACTTCTTCATAGCAGCTTTCCTAGTCTTAACGATATCAGCATCATCTCATTGGAATATAGCGTCGATATCCTCGATAGTCAACTGCAATTTATTTTCTTTAACATATTTTTTTGCGATACTGAACTGTAACGCTCTGATAAGTATTTCAGCCTCCTCGCTATTCTTAGGCATATTAGGCGTAGGCTCGTCAGTGAGATATCCTAACAAAAAATCGATCTGCTCTTTCTGTTCACTAGTAACCTCAGGTATCTTAACCCCGTTTTCAACAACCTCAGGATCAGACGGTATAGTCTCAGCATCAGCATCAATAGCTTTGATATCCTGCTTTCATTCCTCATCACGTTCTCTGATCTCCACATCCGGGAAACAATCAGCGAACCCTATCCTTATCAACTGCTTCTTCATCATGAAATACGGTTTAGTTTCTCGTAATTTATTCTCCAACACTTTTTTTCACTCATACTCACGATAGGTCAGAAAATCCTCGATCAACGCCTCCATCTCGTACGGATGCGCTCGATCTTTTCTGTGGATAACGATCTTTCACGATAGCACTTTTCATTCAGGATTTCTGTTCACAACAACATTCCAACCATCTAACAACCCAGTTTCCTCAGCTCTTTTGATGTAAGTTTTGTAGTTCACAACCACAGTCAACACCTTTTTCCATGTCCCGTTACTCTGCTTAGAGTTTCTAGGGATAGCATAGACTTCGTCTTTGAACGGGTTAAGTTTGTTTACAACACAAAGCATCATAAACTTCTTTTTCTCGATAGGATCAACGTCCGTAAGTTTCGAGTCTTTCATAAATCATTCAACCAACTCAGAATAATAATTACTGTCTTTCACAGTTTTCATGCTAGTTTCAGTCATATTTCATAACGATAAATAATAAAAACTTTTTCTCACTATAACGATTCACAATGAGAATACAAGTGGTTGTTGACTTTTTTTATTTTCTCATCCAAAAATATATTATAATCACGTTCCTCTTGGGTTTTAGGTGACTTTATTTTGGATTGTTCATGACAATCAGATTCTATTTCGGGGGTGAATATATATTGCATAGCAAACAATTAAGAACTAAATACCTTTGGATGGTTCGATGAATTTGAATTGGTTTTTCTCGAAATCAACGAACATAGAACTTTCAATCTTATTTCTTCAGAACTTATTTTTCTCTATAACGAGATCTATCACTCAATCATCCATACCTCTTTTCAGGATAAATATAACATCGCTACTCGCGTAATACTCTCATGCACCCTTCAAGCTAATAACGGTACCAGTTCAGCTATTGATATCTTTCGCCATACTGTTAGCGATCTGAGAGAGATTAAAAATAGTCGTTCATGTTTTGATAGCGGTTCTTTGGATCCCGATAGCGGTAGCGCTATTCTTTTCGTATCCATTAGTGTTTTTCACCTGTATATTCTGCACAAAATCTATGAAACATATATCACATTTCGAGGTCTCGATCTCAGTTATAATCTCAGATAATTCAAATAGATCATCTCTGATAATCAGGTTCCTAAACCTAGACCTATCAACCCCATATCAATTCCATTGTTGTTTCCATGTGGTTTCGTAATAGCTGTTTATAATCTCAGCCAAACAGAACTCAGCGGATACTTCAAGATTGATAAACAATACCCTCAATCATTTCTTCAAGAAATACTGAGCATGGAAATAAGCGAACTTCGATTTACCGACATTAGAATACGCTCATATCGTGTAAACTTTCCCCTTAATAACTCATTGACAATGGTTGTATATCTCCCTCAAAGGTCAATCAATACCTAGCTTTCATTGTGATTTTATCGTTTGTAACATCACATCCAACCCATCAAATATCGGGGTGATCGGCAGAATATCTCTAGCATCCTCCAAAATAGCTTCTATAATCTGAGAACCAGCATTCAATCACATATACATATCGTTTATATCCTTGTATTCACCGAATTTCTGTAACGAGAACAACGAATATGGGACACCTTTCATCTGTTGTAATCATTGGTATCAAGCATCATCATTATCAGGTATCAAAACTATCCTGTATTTTTCTGACAATATTTTAATCTCTTCGTATCATGATTGAGCGGAGACTATACCTACCACATTAGAATCGTATTGTCTGAGTGTAAGGAAATCAATAAGTCATTCAACGACGATAATATATTCCTTATTTTCGTCTAGTTCGTGCATATAAACTCAATCTCATTCATACCCACTAGCAGAAAAAAACCTTTTATTGTGTTCTTGCGATAACGTTCTCGCTCTCAATCATTTTGGTGATCAGCCTTTATATACCAAACAAGCGATAGCGTTCCTGTAGAGTTTCACAACATCTTTCACTAGCATATAATCAATCCCTCTTGTTGTAAGATACTCGATATGTTCAGTTTTGAGATTCTCTAACGATTGTCGTAGGAACCTTATCGGCTGTTTTTGTGTCTCAGTAGAGATCCCGAAATTATCTTCAAACCATTTGAACGTATCGGTATCACTGAGATTCAACATTTTTTTAACAAACCCGAACGTGTCACCTTGTCCTCTATCATGAGAAAAATCCCGGATGAGGTTCTTGTGTTCGTTAGCGGATCGGCCATCAGTCTTTTTTCAAGCATCATGTAAAGCATACTCACCAGCTCATTTCCTAGAGTATTGCACTCACAATCTATCAAGTATTGATAAGACTGGTATCTTTTTTATTTCTTCTGTTTTCACTTAAAATCATTGCTAGGATCTAAAAACCTTATCACTGACAACTTAAAATTATCTATTCTGTCTTTTTTATGCTTATGATACATAGACCATTTATCAAATTTCTGTTTCACAAGATTCCGGTTGAACGATCAATCAGCCATCCTATATCAGTAAAGATCAGCCTTATCCCTAATCCAATCAAAACACTCAATCAATTTTACTCTATCATATTCAACATTGTATCATAAATCTACCATGTACCAAAAACATGATGCTAGGTTTTTATATTTATCAAAATCTTCTCATAATAAATCAAAAATGTCAACCTTCTCCCCTATATACTTAGTAAACAGGTTTAGTTCTGTATCGGTCTGTGCGGAGGGGTCCCCTAACTGTGCGGATACCCCCCACTCATAATCTATTACATATTTTGATGTCTTTTCTTGTCAGTCCTCAAAACGTCTTTCTCTTACTAATATACCTAATTCCTCCATATCTTTTATTTTTCTTGTTATAGTGTCTCTTGACAATCAACAATTTGTAGATAATTTATGTATGCTAGGATAGCAAATTCCATCTTCGTTTGCGTACTTACACATCCAAACATAAAGAATTTGCAATAAAGCATCTTTTCAGCTCAATTTATCTATGTTAGGGACCACAGCAAAACTTCATTTTTTATAATACATATTTTCTTCATAAAAAATAAAACCCACAAACATTTCTGTCTGCGGGCTTATTGCATACTTCTCAAATCTAAGAAGGCTGGCTCGTGCGATCTCACCAACCCGCACGATTTAAGAGAGATACGCTATTGTAGAATTAAGTTTCTACCTAATATCCAGAAGGATATATCGTATATATTACACATTCTTTTTTTTATTGCAAGGGATTTTTAATGAAGCTAAAAATATGCGCTATTACGTCTACAGTCCATCAATTACCTAGTATTTTTCTGCGATTTGTCTTACTTACTCACTCTGTATAATTATCTGGAACATTTTGTAAGCGCTCACATTCAATAGGTTCTAGTTTTCTTGCATAATCTTTTATAAGATACAATCATGTCTTAGCTCCTCGTCATCATCATTGAGCTGATAACGTTACAGATTTTCAATCTATATCATATACTCTCTGTCATTGTCATCATTTTCAAAAAGTTCAAACTCTTATAGGTTTATTTCGCACCATAGTTCTTTGTGATTTCTCTATACTATTCCATAATACAGCACCATTGTAACTAGCAGTAAGTGCGTATGATTTATCAAATTCAGTATATGTTTCTGGAAGTAATATATCTTTCAAAAAGATTAACTTATCTTTTGGTTGATCGATATGTACTTGTTTGTATGATCCATCCTCTTGCCTTTCTCCTACTCGATATAATCTCCTACGATTTTGTGCGGAAACTAAAGCACTGTTTATCTCTATCGGTTGTACTCAAAATAGATTCTCTGAAATTATATCCTGATACTCTTTTTTCATCCTTACATTCTCCAGGAGAAAATATTTTGGTTTCATCTCTTTCAAGATACGGACATACTCAAAAAATAGTTTACTTCTGGGATCATCGAAATTTAATTGCTTTCCTGCGAAGGAAAATCATTGACAGGGGGATCATCAGATAATAAGATCGATTCATCTATCATTTATAAAAAAATCCCTATTTATTTTAGTTATATCTCATATATGAAATATCTCCGGGAAATTTTTCTGAGAAACTTGGATAGCATACTTATCTATCTCACTAGCATAATAAGCTTCTACTGGTATCCCCACTCTTTGTAAAGCTAACATTCCACAAGACATCCCATCAAACAAACTCAAAACTCTCATGATAACCTTTATTTATCAACTAAAAGAACCCCGTCAAGATGATCGATCTCGTGTTGTGCTACCCTAGCGTCCTCGCCTATAAGATCGGCGGTTCATTTTCATCATCATAACGTCATAAATTTTACCGTGATCTTGTTCGCACGGATAACGACTTTCTTTATATTCGGTTCAGATAAACAACGTTCCTCTCCAGGATAGAACTCATGTCATGTATCTGTTATCACCGGGTTGAGCATCGCTGCTATCTTACCGTCCTGGAACCTGATCACGAACGCTCTACGTAGGATCCCGATCTGTGGTAACGCTAATCAGACCGCTTTGTTTTCTAGGTCCGATACGAATTTCGCCATCTCTTCTATCTGTTCTTTGTATTGCGGGATCTGATCTTTCTCTATTTTAGCGCATCTCTGTTTGAGCATGAACTCGTTAGGATCTCAGAGTTTGATTATTTTCATGGTTGTTTATTAGCGAGTAAAATCTCGACCAATTTCTCGGCGCATTCCTCGACAGTATCATAATGTTTACAATTTTTGGCGCATCGTCTGATCAGGCTTACCGGTTTAGCGACCACGATATCAGGATCGTTAGTGTTTTCCAGTACAGTGATATTATCTTCTGTTACCGGTTTCCATGTAGTATATTCTTTCATGTTTTACAAAAAAATAGATATAAAAACTAATCTCCGATGTATTCGTATCTAGTTTTGAGATCGAAATTTTTTCTCAACTCTTTTGTATCATCAACAAAGATATCTAGGTACTCCTGACATCTATCAAAATGAACATTTCATAACTGGTTATCGATACTACACAACGTGTAATCTACCGCGTTACTGTACGAGTTTAATAGACTAACAGAGAAATTAACGATACTGGATTTACTTTCGTTTTCTTTGACATACAATACTGTCATGATGATACTAGCGATCAGCATCAAAATAGCTGCCACTCATAATAGAACAATGTTTTTTTTCATGATATAATAATAAAATAATAAAAATATACTAGTTTTTCAATATCTTATACATCTCTAATCTATACCGTCTGGTCTTGACCTCCATCCTTTTTTCGTACTCTTGGACATCTTGTGTCTCTTTGAACTCTTGACGATACTTATCGTTTAGCTCTTGGTCTTTTTGACTTAGCTCTGTCATTCTTTCGTTGTAGTTCATTCTCATAATAATAAATATAAAACATTACTTACTCCACTCGTTTGAGTTTTACTCAACATCATCTACAATAAACAGCTCAATCTATCACTCCACTTCAACAAACACACTTATATCATAAATGGACATATCATCATTGAACATCTTTTCTTTTTATCTCTACACTCTCTTGCTGGGTTTCCTTTAGGTGCTTTAAGTCTTGGATGATTTCTTTAGCAAACCAAGGTGACCGTGTTCATACAGTATAGTCTTCTCGCTTTGAGATTAGCTTCTGGATTTCGTTAGTCATTGTGGATTAGGTTATAGATAAAGGTAATACAATCGTCTGATTGGTCGTCTATTGGTTTTCTAAAATCAAATTTTCATTGCCATTGTCAAAAATCTATTATACCATTTCACCACACAGTAAAACTCCATTCTCCAAAACGACTAATCCAATCCAATACATCTCATATCATTACTGGGTGTCAGATGATTTTATATTTATCTAAAACAGATGAATTTCTTTGGTCTTTGGGTAATATAGAAGTAGATAATGTTCTATTAACAATGGACTCACTTTCTACTTTAATTCTTCTTTCATCACGTCACTCTACTATACATATATTTCATATTGGATATTCTATTTTACACCCAAAACTAAGTGTCTTGTCTGCTATCACTTCATAGATTTTTTTAATCATCGCTTCTTTGCTTGGTTGTTCGTTCATCATTTGTCTTTTAGGTAAGTAAAGGGAATTATCTCTTAATTTTATTGATTATTCTATACTCTAGCTCTTTCATCCAATTATCTATATCACCCTTTATCAGTGATTTTATTTCTGATATATGCTTAGATGTACTGGGTAATGTCTTATCTAGCTGTGGTAATAGCTTCTCCATAAATAGTTTACAACTCTTAGCCATATTTCACTTGAACTGTCGTTTACCATTCTCAAAATAAAGTTTTCAAACCAACTTATCTTGTCATTCATAAAATAACATCCCACTTCAGTTTTCTATATTTTCCATTTTCTCTCATAAGTAAGTAATATAAAATGATTTTAATTTGGGGAGAAACTAGGACTCGAACCTAGAACCACCGTTAGACATGAGTTACGGTTATTACACGCCAAGCTCTACCAGTTGAGCTATTTCTCCCATATCCCCACAAGTACCCTACTGCTAGAGTTTGTGGGGGAGGTTGGTTATTTAATCTCTCCAAGTGATAGCTTTAACTGCTCGCATTTGAGCTGTTTGTGCTTCTTGGATAGCTTTGTTAAGCATATCTTCTGTTGGTAATCATTCCAATCAAAAAGATACTGATTTTAATAAATCAATAATGGCTGCATACAATTCTTTTGCTCTTTGTACGTCTGCATTATTACTTGGATTAAAATCCAATCCTACTGCTTTCATTCCAAAAGATTGTGTTCTGTCTTCTGTGTTTTCTTCTTCCATAATAATAAATATAATAAGATAAAAGGTATTACTTTATATTTAATAGTTTTCATATCTTTTTTATATTTTTATCTGATTGTTCAGAAAAACCAAATCAATCAAATACATCACATATTATCTTAATCTTTGCAGATAGTACGGCTTTTGTTGTTATTTCATCAGCAAATCATCACAATACTTTTGTTGGATTGATTGTAATATATTCTATAATATCATATAACAATATATCCGATATGGAATAACTATTTTCTCTAACAGCTCTTATTATTTTAGTTTTCATATTTACTTTCATACTTCCAAATAGGTTAATAAATAAAGGGTTATTCCGTCCGAAGACAGAGATGTGGTGGCGATACCATAGATTTGCACTATGGATGCTGCGTAAAAGCAACTCTAGAAGCGTCTACATATTCCGCCATACCGCCACCACGTCTCCGCCCTAGAGCGAGAGAGATTATCATTTATTTAATTCTCACAAAATATTGTCGTGCAATTCTTTTATGTCTTTATCGTATGAATATGGTTTTAATATTCTCAGACAAAATAAACATAAATATACACTAATTTTTTCTTTCATTGATAATTTTTTATCGTCCATAATCTATAATAAAAGGATAAAACCCTATTTTAACGTGATTACAAACCTTTTTTTTGATCATACATAATCAT